CATTTACCGCAACTGGCGTGAGGAAGACGACACGCTCGAGGAGATGCAGTGGATCATTGAGTTCCCGTTTGTTCCGTGGCGTGGTGCGTACCCGATTGGCATTCCGCAGATGATTGGCGGATTGTCTGCTGCGGCTACGGGCGCTCTTCGGGCGCTGTTGGATTCTGCGCACATTGCGAACTTCCCCGGCATGTTGAAGCTGAAGGGTGGTCGCGAGGGCGGTCAGTCCGAGCGCATTGATCCGACCGAGGTGAAGGAGATCGAGGGCGGCGCGTTCTCGGATGACATCCGAAAGATTGCGATGCCGCTGCCGTTCAACCAGCCCTCTGAAACGCTGTTCCGACTGCTGGGCTTTTTGATTGAGTCTGGCAAGGGCGTGGTTCGCACCACGATGGAGAACATCACCGACAGCAACGCCAACGTCCCGGTCGGTACGCAGCTCTCGCGTATTGAGCAGGGGATGATGGTATTCAGTGCGATTCATGCGCGATTGCATGATGCGATGGGTCGCACCCTGAAGGTCCTGCATCGTTTGAACGCGATGTACTTGGAGGACGAAGAGGTCAAGGAAGAGCTTGGCGAGTTGATTGTTCGCCGTTCTGACTTTGAAGGGCCGATGGATATTGTTCCGGTTTCGGACCCGAACATTTTCAGCGAAGCCCAGCGGTACGCGCAGGTTCAGGCGTTGGCTCAGCGTGCGGTGGCTTTGCCGCAGATTTACGATCAGCGCAAAGTTGAGGAGCGCATTCTTGATCAGCTGAAGATTCCGAACGCCAAGGATCTGTTGATCCCAGCGCCAAAACCGAAGGAGATGAATGCTGTCAATGAAAACATTGCTGCAACTCTTGGGCGTCCATTATCGGCGTTCCCAGAACAGGATCACCTTGCGCACATCCAAGTCCACTTGGACTATCTCACTAGCCCCGTATTGGGTGGCAGTTTCCTCATGTCGGGGACATACATTCCTATCATTCTTAACCATCTCAAGGAACATATCGCGCTTTGGTATGCGAATCATGTCTTTGAAGTTGCGTCTAAAGCGGTGGGTATGGACATCTCGGAAATCCAGAGGAAAAAGAGTAGTCCGGAATTAAAGCGCAGCTTTGACCAGATGCTGGCGGCTGCATCGCAGCGTGTTGTTCCGGATGCGGCGAGCGCATTTAGCGCGATTCCGCAGATCGTGCAGCAGGCGATGCAAGTCATGCAGCAGATGCAAAGCATGGCGCCGGATGATCCGAAGATCGCTGCCCAGATGGCGGAGACCCAGCGCAAGGCTGCTGCGGATCAGGCCAACATCCAAGTCAAGCAGGCGGAGTTGCAGTTGGAGGCGCAGAAGGCGCAGGCTGGTACGCAAGAGCAGGCGGCAAAGATGCAGCAGTCGGCCCAGCGTGAGGTCCTCAAGCAGGATCGCTTGGACGAGCGTCAGGCGGCGGAGCTGCGTGTCAAGATGGTTACGAATCGTGAAGACAACCAGACGGCGAAGGACATTGCTGCTGCGGAAGTTCTCACGGGTGAAAAGGTTGGTGTTTCAACGGGCACGGGTATTAACCCGTAGGAGTGATTTATGGCAGACGATTACATGAAGCAGCATCACATGCTGGCGATGGGAATGAAGCTGGATGGCCAGAAGATGGTCAACGGTGGACCGAAGAAAGGTGAGATTGAAGTGACGAAGGGTACCAAGGGCGACCCGAAACCAACGCCCGCCATGATTAGCAAAGGTAAACAAAACGCATGATTGAACGCATCATTGATGAATTGGAGTTGGCCAAGGCTCGCGTTGCACACGACGCGATGAAGCGGCAACTGGAAGGTAAGGATGCTTCGTTTGAATATGGCAAGGCAGTGGGCACTTACGCCGGGTTGCAGGCCGCGTTAACTTATATTGATCGTCTTCTAAAACAAAATGAAGAAGACGGAGAGGAGTTTTAAATGTCTAATTTGGATGAGGCTTTTCCTAGTGTAGAGCCGGGATTGGTTCCGTTTGGTTCTCGAGTTCTGGTGCAGATTCGCTCAGCAAAGAAGACTTCTGCTGGCGGTATTATTCTGCACAACGAAACTCGCGAAACCGAAATTTGGAATACTCAGATTGCAAAGGTAGTCACTCTTGGGCCGTTGGCGTTCAAGAATCGCAATACGATGGAGTCCTGGCCGGAAGGTAATTGGTGCAAGCCTGGAGAATTTGTCCGGGTGCCCAAGTACGGCGGAGATCGTTGGAAGGTTCCTTTTGGGAAAGACGGGGAAGAAGAAGCCCTGTTTGTGATCTTCAACGATCTGGACATCGTTGGTGGTGTAGTGGGTGACCCGCTCGCCATTAAAGCGTTCATTTGACACTAACGTCGAAAAGGTGACTTATGTCTGAAAAAGACCAGTTAGTTGAAAACGACGATACTCCTGAAAACGAGGAGTACGTCATTACAGAAACCCCGCCTGAAGAGCAGCCTATTGAGGCTCAGGCTTCTGAAGAAGCGGAGGAATCCGAGTCTGAAGAAGATGAAGGCGATGCCCGTCTCTCTGAAGAGGACGACGGCGAAGAAGAGGCGGGTCAAAAGAGCAAGCGTTCTCTAACCCCGGAAGAGAAGCGTGCGCAACGGCAGAACCGCAAGTTCCGTCGCAAGGCTGCGATTGAGCACAAGGAGCGCGAGTTGGCGTTCTTGCGTGCGGAGAACGAAGAGTTCAAGCGTCGATTGGCCAGCGTTGAGCAGCAGACTAGCAAGTTCAACGTTAGCGCGGTTGATCAGAAGCTGAACGAAGCGTTAAACGAAGCGCAACTTGCTGAGCGAATCATGGCAAAAGCCATTGAGCACGGCCACGGTGAAGACGTTACCAAGGCGTTGCAGATTCGCGATCAGGCTCTCGAGCGTGCCCGTCAGCTGCGAGCGGAGAAGGAGCAGGCTGAAAAGCCGCGCCAACAGGAAAAGTCCGTTAAGGACCCCCGCGTTGCTGCGTATGCCAAGGAGTGGATTGATGCTAACGACTGGTACGACCCGTCTGGTAAGGACGAGGATTCGGCCATCGTAAAGGTCATTGATCAGCGACTCGCAGCCGAGGGTTATGACCCGTCTAAGGAAGATTATTGGATTGAGTTGGACAACCGGGTAGCTCGCAGGCTTCCCCATCGTTACGGAGAGGAACCTAGCATGGAAACTGAAAAGCCTGCCCCTAAGGCGGCGGCTACTCGAAAAGGTCCGCCGGTCGGCGGGAAGCGTGAATACGCTGCCCCGTCTACCCGCAAAGAGGTGTATATCAGCCCTGAGCGCAAGCAGGCGCTCATCGACGCAGGCGTCTGGGACAACGCAGACTTGCGTCAACGCTACATAAAGCGTTATGCTGAATATGATCGTAACAATTCTTCTCGCTAAATAAGGGAGCGAGTTATATATGAGCGACGAAAGACTGAAGAAAGTTCTTGGCGAAGGGCGAGAAAACCGGGCTGCGTATGATCGCGTAGCAACTGAGAGTCGCGAGCTCTCGGATGATGCTCGAGTCGAGATGTTTCGACAGCAATTTATTCAGGCCGCGTTGCCTGATTTGCCAAAAATTCCTGGTTATCACACTTGTTGGTTAACCACGACGAATCCTAGAGATTCTGTCCAGGCGCGTATTCGGCTTGGTTATGAGCCGATCAAACCCGAGGAGGTTCCCGGTTGGGAATACTGCTCGATTAAAACTGGCGAATGGCAGGGGTTCGTAGGGGTTAACGAGATGCTTGCTTTCAAGCTTCCGATGTCGCTGTACAAAAAGTACATGCACGCGGTGCACTACGATGCGCCCAATCAGGAAGAGGAGCGGCTGCTTGGTACCAATGAAGCCATGCGTGAGCAGGCTGAGCGTGCTGGGTCAAGTTTGGTCGAAGGTGATGGCATGTCGGCAATTCGGGAATCGTCCAAGGTGCGCGCTCCGCAAGAGTGGTAGCTTGGTCACTTTTTTCAGAGGATTACCAAATGTCTACGACTGATGCTCCTTTTGGGTTGCGTCCGGCGTTTCATCCCAGCGGGCTTATTCGTCCCGTTGCGATGAGCATTGAGTCGGGCTACAACGCAAACATTCTCCAGTTCCAGCCAGTCAAGATTGGCGCCAGCGGTACGATTGAAGCCGCTGCTGCCACCGAGGCGGCTATTGTTGGCACGTTCATGGGTGTCGAGTTTACCGATACCGATGGCCGTCGCCGCGTAAGCAACAAGTGGACGGCTTCTACGTCGGCCACGGACATCGTTGCTTATGTCACCACCGACCCCGCTATCGTGTATGAGATCCAAGCGACCAGCTCGATCAACATCACGGATATCGGTTCTCAGGCGGACTTTGCGAACGTCACCGCTGGCAGCACCACGACCGGTCTTTCACAGGCCGAGCTTGATGCCGCTGCTTTGACGACTTCGGGTAACGAAATCCTGCGTATTGTGAACCTCGCTCCTGAGGTCAACAATGCTTGGGGTGACGCTTACACCATCGTTCAGGTCCAGATCAGCCAGCACCAGTTTGTGGCTGATAAGGCTGCATTTTAAGGAGGACTAGAACATGGCAGTCCCAATGCGTAGTACTGACTTTCGTTCCATTGTTGAGCCGATTCTCAATGAGGCTTTCGATGGCGTTTATGACCAGCGTGCTGACGAGTGGAAGCAAGTCTTCGTTCAGCAGCAGGGCATTCCCCGCAACTACCACGAAGAGCCGGTTCTGTACGGATTCGGCGCTGCTCCGGAGCTTCCGGACGGCACCGCTGTCACGTATCAGGCTGGTGGCGTGCTCTTCTTGCAGCGTTACGTCTACAAGGTCTACGGCCTTGCATTCGCGCTCACGAAGGTGCTCGTGGAAGATGGTGACCACATCCGTATCGGCCAGACCTACGCGAAGCATCTCGCGCAGTCGCTGATCGAAACGAAGGAAACCCTCTGCGCCAACGTGCTTAACCGTGCGTTTACCGCTGGCTACAACGGTGGCGACGGCGTGCCGCTTGTTGCGACGAACCATCCGATTGCGGCTGGTACGTTCAGCAACCAGCTCAACACTCCGGCTGCGTTGTCCCAGACCTCGCTCGAGCAGCTCCTCATCCAGATCCGCAACGCTGTTGACAACAACGGCAAGCGCATCCGGCTGAACCCGGAGAAGCTCGTGGTGTCCCCGTCAAACGTGTTCCAGGCTGAGGTGCTC